CACAAGCGGGTTGAGGATTTGCGCCTCTAGGCTCTCCATGATGTTGTCGCCTAACCCAACGTGTCGATAATTAAACACAATGTCAGCGCCCTTGCCACGGATGGGTTGATAGGAGTAGGTTGGGTCAACCGTGAAGTACCCACCGTCCTTTGCTGTGATACCCACTGCCTCGGGGTCGGCTTTCTGCTCCCACATCGGCACCTGATACAATTCGGACCCAGGCCCCAAGATGCCCTGCGCGCCAGTCACAGGCTTGAAGTCAGCCCGGCCACCACGGCCGTAGTTCTCCATCAACACACCTTCATTGTTGGGCTCAACGCGGTTCATACCGCAGGAAGTGAGTAGGGTGGCGCTAGCCAAGATTAACAAGTATCTTTTCATTTGGGCTGGGGTATGGTGAAAACGCGAGTGTAGGGGAATGCTATAAGCCCAATCACATGCAGGGCCAGGCTAGCCCAGGCCGAGAAGGGGAAGGAGCTTTGAAACAAGGCAATGTGAACCAAGCACAAGCCGCAGTTGGCGGCCAGAAAGAGTAGCACCCAAAGAATCAAAAGCCTCATAGCATCAACCAGCAAGTGAGCCCAAATATACGTCCCGAAACTGTATTAAATTGTTTATTTATTGTTTATTATTTATTGGCTCACTGCCTGCCGCATATCTTTGCTACCCATGCAGGAAGAACCTAAGCAGCGAGGCCGCAAGCCTATCGACGCCACCCACAGAAAGCGCTCCTACACCCTCTCGCTCTCGCCCGATGAAATCACGGAGCTTGAGCGGCAGGCTAGCATGGGCGGCAAGACGGTGAGCCGCTGGGTAGCGGCCAAGCTGAAGCTCGATAAGCCCAAGCCCTAGCCCTCCGCCACATCCGCCCCGATGGGTGGCGTGCGTATCAACTCTTCCAGCGTCTGCACCCCCATTGGCACCAAGTACTTGGGGAATTTCTCATCTACCTCAACTCCCATGATGCGCATCTTATCCTGGGATGTCATCCACGGGCAGAGCGCGAGCCACTGCGCTAGCTTTTCCTTGTTAGGCTGCAACTCAGGAATATGCGACACGTCGAAGTCGATATACACCTCGTCATTGTACTCCGGCCCCAGCCACCGATTAAGCGAATCACGAAAGACGGTTTCCAGCGGCAGCACGCAGCGATTGTAGAGCGCGGCGCCGGCTTCCCCCATGTTGGAGAAGGTGGTGCCTTTGCTGCCGTTGAGGAGTTGGCCGGGGAAGTGCCAGAGGTCGGCAATGGCGTCCTTGTCGTAGGGGATGGCGGCCAGCACGTCGAGGTCCACTGGCGTGAGGCCCATTGCCAAGTAGCCCATGTCCTTGTTGACGATTGGGATTTGGCCACCGCGCCGGCCGTTGCCGAAGAAGCTGCCAAACCACTGCTGCACCCGGTTGGCTTGCTCGGGGGTCCAGGTATCGGCGTCGCCTAGTGTTGTGGCCTTGCTGTAGAGCAAGCCAGGGGGGCCTTGGTTCTGGTACTGTCGCACGCGGCTTTCCAGGCCAGACTTGGCGGCGGTTACGGCATCACTACCCGCCTGAATAGGGGAGAGGCCCCGGTGTGGATTGCTAGGGTTCCAGGTTTTAACGTGTTCAATCTCGCCGGCCGGGTAGTCCGTGATGCGGCCCGTTAGCGCATCCGTGTGGCGGTAGCCGGTGGGCACATCAAACTCACCTAGTCCGGCCAGGGGCAGCAACTCTACCTGCCCAATCAAGCACCAGATTTCGGCTGTTTTACCTGCCTTGCTACCTGCCTCGGGGCGCACGGCCCGCAGGAAATACTCGCCCTTAACCTCGTAGCACCCCTGTGCCTGCCGTTTCAGCTCGGCCCACGTTTGCTTGGGGTTGGGCCGGTACAGCAGGCTAGCTAAGGGGTGCTTGGGCTGGGGGGTAGCGCGGTTGTCGGCCCCGTCGAGCTTATAGACTGCCCACGGAATAGGGGCGGCGGTATCCAGGATGTAGCTGATGACGGAGAAGGCGGTGCCGTGATTGCTGTAGCCGCTGGCGCTCACGTCCCCGCCTCGACCCAACCACGCCACGGGGGTCGCGCCTACTTGCTGAGCGGCAACGCTGCTGGGCAGGGTGCGGCCGAGGTCGTCAGTCAGCAGCTTTAGGTCGAGCTTCGTGGGGGCAAGTTGCTTGACGCCGAAGGCTTGCAGGGCTGTGTCGAGAATCGCGTTCATAGATTAGAATACTTGAAGGGCAGCCTGCTTGGGCTTGTCAAGGGGTTGGTGGCGCCGGATGGCCTGCGTCAGCAAGTCGGCGCTTTCGTCGTGGGCGGCGTTGGGGAAGGCGCTCAACTCTTCCACGAAAGGAGCATTCCAGGCCCCATCAATCAACACCACCCGCAGCGACTCGGCAAAGGGAGCGGCGGCGTTCACGCGCTCTAGCTTGCTGCCGATGGGCGTGGGGGCTTCGGCCACGTTCAGCTTCGTGCTTTCTCGAATGATTTGCACCGTGCTCTTGCCATTGGCTTTAGGCTCGATGTAGAGCATGCTATCCGAATTGTAGCCGTGCTTTTCGGCAAAGGCGGGCAAGTGGCGGCAAAGGGGGCCCATTTCCAGGCGCACCCACTCCACGTAGCGGATGTAGAGCGTGTTGCCCACGTAGGCCGACGACATGATGCCGGTGGGGTCGTTCTTTTGCTCGGTGGTGAAGGCGGTATCGGCGTCGAACTGCCACACGACACGTTGCCCTTGGGTAAGCAGCAGGAAGTCGACCCAGCTAATCTTGCCGAACCACGCCTTCTTGAGTTTGCCGCCGCCTTCGGGACTCGGGCGCTGCTGCACCTGCCCCGCGTAGCCGTAGCTCCCTAGGTCTTCTTTGAGACGGGTACAGGCTTGGATGTCCAGCCGGTTCGGGTCGAGCAGGCCATCTACGTAATAGGCGGCGGCTTCGGGCGGGCTGATGTTATCGCTGAACTGGCCAGGCAAGCAGATGTGGCGCAACTGCTTCTTGGTCGTGAGCCACGTCCCGGCTGGGTCTAGCTCGTGCAAGCGCTGCATCACCATAATGGTCACGGTGCGCTTCTTGTTGGTTTTACGGGTGCTGAGCGTCTTGCTCACGAAACGGTTGGCGCGCACGCGGGTAGTTTCCGACTCCGACTCTTCGGGGTTGATAGGGTCGTCCACGATGATAAAATCCCCGTGCATACCCGTTACCCGGCCGCCGGTGGAAGTTGTGAAGCGCTGGCCCTTCTTGGTATTGCGATAAGCAGTCTTGCCCCCTTCGTCGTGCTTTATCTCAATCAAGCCGGGGAAAGTCGCCTTGAACTTGTCCGACGTAATGCAGTCCCGCGTTTTGACCGCGTGGCTCGTGCTCAGGTCGGCCGCGTAGGAGCTGCTAATGACGCGAATAGCCGGGTTCTTCACCCACAGCCAGGCGGGGAAGAGCTGGGTAACCGTCGTGCTCTTGCTACTGCCAGGGGGTACGTTAATGAGGATATCCGGCTGGGTTTCGCCAACTGCCCAGGTGTCATACACTTCCTGCAACTGGTCACAGATGTATTCAATATGCCAGTTGGGCACAAGCTCCGCAGCTTCAATAGTTTCCCAAAACTCCAGAAAGAAGTCGTAAAAGCGCCGCTGACACAGCTCGGCAACTAGCTCTTGCTCGGTGGGCAGCCCCGTTAGAATATCAGCGGCACTCACGGCTCTTGTCCTTCCGTAGCCGATAGTTTGCGGCGCACCGCCAGGATGGCAAGCAAGTCTTCCCGAGATAGGCTATCCGTATTGGGCGGCGGTACCAGTGGGGCACCATTTGCCCCGGTCAATTCCTTGCGCTGCTTATACGTGTCCGACTTGTGCGCCTCCAGTAAGCGCATCAAGATGGTATCGCTGCCAACGTGTTCGTAGTAAGGCTCCCCCGTTATCGGGTGCATAATTGGGTCGCCCGACTTGGTAAATTTATACTGAATGTCAGCAAACCTCGCTCTTTTCCAAGCCCGCTCCTCTAATCCTTCTACTGCACTGACTAAAGCCTCGTCCCATTCTTCCGCAAAGCTTTGGTCATTAGCGCGGCACTCGTAGCAGTGCTGCCGATTTACCTCAGCAGCCCGAGCAGCCGCGCTCACATTCCCGTTGAGGGAGAGCGCGGTTATGAAGGCAGCCCGCCAAGTAGCCAATGGCTTCTGCGCGGGCGTTGGGTTGTCGGGTTTTGTCGGGGTCACACTCAAAACTACCCGCGCCCCTTCTGCCCCTACGGCGCCCCCTGCTACTACCCGTTGACAACCCCCGCCTAGGCGGGCAACAACTGGTAGTAGCCTTGATGCCCCGCCACTTCGGGGCCTAGGCGAAACCGCAGCTGCTGCACCAACGTGTTCTCGGCACCGGCCATGCGGGCCCCCGGCTGCTCGGTCTCGAACTGCGGCTTGGTGTGCTGAAAGTGCGTCTTGTTCAGCGGGGGCAGCCGGAAGATGGCGCGGGCGTCGGGTGCGGTGGGCAACTGCGTGCCGGAGCCGGGCTTGGGCCTGGTGTCCAGAAACCAGCTTCCCCCTCGACGGGGTGGGACAATGACCATCACGTAAGAGCCGCGGGTGCTGCGGTTGCCGTTCTTTAGGTGCGGGATGGCGGCTAGTAGGGCGCGGGAGAGGGTGCAGCGGAAGTGCTCTTT